TCTGGGGGCAGGTGGCGCAGCGATCCGACTGCTTGTTGGCAGCGTCGGGGCTAGGCGTCTCGCCATCGGCAGACCAGCAGTCAGGAGCCGCAGGCGTCTCACCGTCGTAGGACTTGGCGTAGAAGGTGCGCCCGATCTTGGGGGCGGCGTTGACGATCACGACATCGAGGTAGCGTTCGTCAATCGAAGCCACCTCCTTGCCGCCGACCAAAAGGCGGAACACGCCGCCCTTGATCGAGATGCGCTTGCCGCCACCACCGCCGCCACCAGCGAGGGACTTGGCGATGTCAGACAGTTCGCCTTTCTTGGCGAAGGCGGGAACATTGGAACCAGAAAAAAGAGCTACGTTGCTCATGTTGTTTCTCCTTAGCGGGGCTTGGTTACAGAGATGTCGAACTCAGACGTGCTGCTGAGTCCAGGTGGATGCAGGTCGGGGTTCTCTTCCAAGAACGTCTGCATGTTGGTTTGCGCGATGCGCTTCTCCAAGAGGTCAACGGCGTCGTGTTCGACGACGAACTTCTTGAAGCTGTCCCAGTCCTGGGTGTAGAACCGGGACTTTTCCTTGAGCGTGATCGTTCCGAACTCAGTGCGGGCAGACTTGGTGCCGAGCGCCATCATCTGATCCTTCATGGCGTTCTTCACTTCCTGCTGCTGAGCCTTGATCGTCTCGATCTGCTTGTCGAGGTCTTGGATGGCCGTACGCATCTTCACGTAGATGCGGGCTAGTTTGTCGAGTGGGATGGTGTTGTCTGTCATTTGCTTCTCCTGTTGTTGTGTCAAAGAGTATACATTGTCCAGTTCAGTCTACAACCCCCTTTCCTTTATTTCGCTGTTGAACAGGCTCACGAGCATGGCGTTGTCGTCCACCTTCTCCGTAAGCGCCTTGAACATCTTCTTCTCCACGGGCGAACCCTCGATGTGGATGACGGTCACCTTGTCTGAGTTCTGCCCCTTGCGGTCAGCCCGTGCGATGCACTGGGTGTACTGCTCGACGCTCATCAGCGGCCCGTAAAAGATCACCGTGTCGGCAGCGGTCAGTGTGATGCCGTGCGCTGTAGCCTGCGGCTGCATGACCAGCACCCTTGGGGTGGGCTGCGTTTGGAAGCGCCTGATGATGTCGCCGCGCTTGGTGGCTGTCACGCCACCGTGAATCTGCTCGTTGGCGATCCCGTTCTTGTTGAGGAAATCGCTGATGGCGTCGATGGCTGCGCGGAACAGCGCGAAGATGATCACCTTCCGCTCTGTTTGTTCGAGTGCTTCCATCAACACATTCAGGCGTGGGGTGGCGTCGAATTCGACCGTCTCCTTGTTGTCGGTGTACGCGACACCGGAACTGATCTGGAGAAGTTTATTTAGCGCAGCGGCAGCGTTGACTGCCGTGATCGTCTCTCCTGCGGCCATGACCAGCATCTGGGTCTTGAGCAGGTTGTAGTACTTGGCTTGCTGCGGCGTGAGCGGCACCTCGCGGGTGGTCGTCAGTACAGGCGGCAGGTCCAGGCACTGGGCCTTGGTGTAGCGGATGGCGGGTTGCAGTGCAGCGTGCACCTTGTCGGCAGCATCAGCCTTGGGCGCCCACTTGAACATGGTGATCTTGTTCATCACCGAGTCGCGCCACGCCGTGTAGAACTTGGGCACGTTGGTCGGGTTGACGAGCTTGGCCAGTCCATACGCATCCACAGGACTCTGGGAAGCAGGCGTCCCGGTCATCATCCACAGGTACGTGTCGGGCGTCAGGACAGAAGCAAGTGCCTTCCACCGCTTGGTCTGCGGGTTCTTGTAAGCGTTGGCTTCATCAACAATAACTAAATCAAAACGCCCATCGTTCTTCACCTCGTTGGCAATCAGACCCAGACCTTCGTAGTTGACGATCACGAACTCGTAGTTCTCTTGGATGAGTTCTATTCTTCTGGCTGCTTGCGGGTGGTGCGCCACCACCGCGCTGCGATGGATGACGCTGTTGCCCAAGTCCTGCATCCAGGCGCTGTGCATGATCGACAGCGGACACAGGATCAAGCAGCGTCGAACCTCACCGCGCTTCATCAGGTAGTCTGCCGCCCAGAGTGCACTTAACGTTTTACCTGTTCCGGGTTCGGACAGGACAAAGGCGCGGCGGTTGAGCGTGAGGAAGGAGGCTGTCTCCTTCTGGTGGGCCATAGGCTTGAAGCGCCCAGGCCACTCATATCTACCAAAGATCGGCGAGGGTACGTTCTTGACGCCCAGGTTCTTGAGCACCCGCACCTCGTCCAGACCCCAGTAAACGGCTACGTCGTAGCCTCCACCAGGGCGCGGCAGCACCCTGCTCTTCGGGATTAGGGAATACCTATCCGGGCTGCGCGTCTTGAAGACGAGCAGCTTGTTGTCGATGACTTCCATGTTTCTCCTACTTGTTGTCTGATCGGTTGGCGCTCTTGCTTCGCATGCGCAAGTTGGCCTTAGTAGAGGTGCCGCCGCTGCGCATCGGCTTGATGTGGTCAACATCCTTGCCGTCGCCCTTCTTGGCAGCGCCCGTCTTCTCCATCATGCGCCGCGCCTTGACGCGCTCAGCACGCTTCTTGATCTGCTCAGGTGTGCCCTGGTAGTTGTCGTATTCAGAGCGGTAGTTGCGGGACATGATCGACTCCTAGTGCTTGGGGTTGAGCGTGCAGGTGGTGACAGGGCACCAGCCGCACAGCGGTGATTGAGATGGGTTCCACACGTCGGTGGCGTGCGCTGTCTCCAGCTTGGCCACACGCTCCTTGTAGCGCCACCATGCTTCCTCGGCCTCACCGCGCAGCATGGCGTGGGTGGTCAGCGTCTCCTTGACCAGGAACACCAGCGCCGACTTGACCTGCCTGATATGGGGGAAGTGGGCGAAGACCATCAGCGACATGAGGATGAGTTGGTCCCGGTCGGGGTACTTGTTGCTACCTGTTTTCCAGTCAACCACCTTGGCGGTCAGGTTGTCGTCGTTGATGATGAGCAGGTCGGCGATGCCGCGCACCCAACGATTTGAATCGTTGAAGCCGCAAGGCTGCAGGTCACGCGTGATGCCCATCTCGTGCTCAAACAGCTTGCGCCCAGGCTTCTTCATGATCTCATCCACCACCGGCTTGAACTGCGCGTACTTCTCAGGGATGGGCGTGCCGTCCTTGCCGTAGTCCTCGATGGCCTTGTGCACGTCCTTGCCATAGATGGTGTGCGTCGTCTCTTGGAACGGGTAGTTCTTGAGAACCTTGACCTCGTGGTAGCGGCGAGCACACCCCTCGAAGTCCTTGAGGCTGCTGTGTGACCATGTAACTTTTGTCATTTGAACTTCGCTGATTGGATGGCCTTGGCGAGATGCATGGCGAAATCGTGCACGAACTTCTCGTTGCGATGCAACTGGTTGTCCATCTCGTAGAGGATGGCGTGCACCAGTTCGTGCCAGAAGGTTTCGCTCATCTGGATGTCGCTGTACTTGCGACCATCGACGTTGCTGGTCTGACCAATCTGGATGCGACCGGCTTCGTACCAGATGCGGCCACGTTCACGCGCACGCTGCATCGACTGGATGATGTCCACCGAATACATCTTGTCGCCGACTTTGATGCGGCGCGGTATTGGTGGGGCTTGTTTGCTTGTCATCGTTTCTCCTTTGTTGTTGGTTAACCCTTGGCTAGTCCGTAGCGCCTGTTGTAGCCCACATCAGTCTTGAGTGGGATGCCGGGGAGGTACGGCACAGGCGCGACCATCTGCGCGAAGACCCAAGTCTTCGCGTCCTCCGCCTCTTCTTCAGGCACCACGGCAATCAGTTCGTCATGCACCGTGCCTACCAAAGGGTACTTCTTCGCAACCCTTAGCATTCCATCGGTCATCACGCACCGCGCCGTGCCCTGGACAATGTTGTTGGTGACCTTGCCGCCGTACAAACTGACGCGCTTGTTGCCGTCAGCGTAGGTCCAAACGACCTTGCCACCATCGCCCTTGTCCGGGCGGAGATCAGGATACCGCATCGCCATACCGCTTGGCAAGATGATTTGCTCCTTGCGGAAGGTGATGCACTTGTGCGTGTACTCCTTGCCCTTGTACAGGCTGTACTCGATGAGTTCCTGGCACAGGTTCCAGAACGCCACCACGGGCTGCGAAGCGGCCCGGTACCTGTCGATGATGGCCTTGGCTGCGAGACAGTGGATGGCCAGTTCCTTGTTCGTGCAGGTGTGCGGGATGCTCTCCATGCGCTTGATGTTGTCCTCCCAGGACAGGAAGCGGTCTACATCAGCGGCTGTCACGCCCAGGGTCTTGGCGTCCTTTATGGTGTAGCGCAGGGGTGCTGCGCCCAGGAACCCGGTGAGAAGCTGCGCAGCGAACGACGCCCACCCCAACTGGTAGCCTGCGCCAAGCAGCGCAGACTTGGCGGACTGCCTCTCTACTGGGTGGCTGTCCTTGTTCATGCCAGGGATGTTGAACATCTGTGCGCCGAAGGCGGCATACGGGTCACCACCGGCACGGAACACGTCTAGTAGAGCCTCGTTATCCGAAAGAACCGCGAGGACACGGGGCTCGATCTGCGAAAGGTCACCAGCAACCAGTACGTGCCCCTGCGGGGCCATGATGGAGTTTCGGAGGAAGCTGCCACGTTTTAAGTTCTGCATGTTGATGGCGCTGCCCTTACTGGCCGTCCAGCGCCCGGTGCCTGCACCGAAGTAGCTCAGCGGGACCGGTAACCGGCCACGATGTGCGATGTC